CACACCGCCGTCCGGTTCGCCATCTCTTGCGCGAATGCCCGGATATGGCTCTCCCCGTAGTTCAATGGATAGAACAAGCGCCTCCTAAGCGCTAGATACAGGTTCGATTCCTGTCGGGGGGACCAGCTAGGTTCCCAGAGCCTCCCAAGATTTCCTAAAAAGCCCCGCAAAGCCTTGCTCTGCGGGGCTTTTTGCTGCCATCATTGCCCACGACTGCCCAGTACAAGCCAAGCACCTTGGGGGTATCAGTGGGGATATACCCCGAAGTGCTCGGCGTCGATACCCCAACGCAAAATGCCGAAGCAAACCGATCCTCTCACTGACTTGAAAGTGCGTCGTGCGAAGCCTGCCGAGCACCCGATCCGACGGTACGGCTCGAGCATGTCGAGGTAGCTGACGTTGTCGGGCGTGTAGATCAGATCGGCCCATCCCAGCCACTTCCGCCGCAGCTCGTCGTAATCGCGGATCTTCGGCACGATCCCTTCACCCGCATGGCGGTCGGTACCGTCCGGGCGTGGCTTGTCGTACCAGAGAACCTGATGACCCCACTCCTGGCAGCGCATCAACCAGTCGAGGCAGTTAGAACCGACGTCGATCGCGAGAATTCTCATGGTCTCGGGGGGCGTTGAATGAGCAGGTCCGTTACCTCCGGGCCAAATCGGTTGTACGCGGCGGCAGCCGGAGCTGTGAGCAATGCAGTCCCGCCAGCTGCCACTGTTCCCACGGGGTGCGTGAGCAGGTTCTGCATCAGCGTCCGCTCGGCCGTGCCGCTCGAAGGTTGCTCTTTCAGGAAGCGCTGACCAATATCTGCTAACGTGCCTAGATCGCCAGCGGCACCGCGCGCCATCGCCGACCGACCGGCCTGATTGCGCGTCACCGCTCCGAGCAGCGCCGCCGGCGGGATACGGCCGGTCGGCGACTTCGCGACGAGCGGCTCGAGCGTTTTCCCGACGGCATACTGACGTCGTGCCTCGTTATAACGATTCAGGTCTTCGGGACTGAGCTGCGCAACAAACGATTCCTGCAGGTCGTCCTGCAGCCCGGACAGTGCATTGCGCAAGTCACCGTTTTGGGTGTTACGGATCTGTGTGTTCAGCCGGGTATTGATCCGGCGAAACGCTTCGCCGGGCAGCACACCACCTTGGGAGCGGTCGGTAATCTCGTCGACGTAGCCGCGCACCACCCGTTCAACATCACCGGTCTGATACCGTTGGGCCTCCGTGACGTGTCCGGCCAACCGATTCACGAGGTCCTCGTTGAACGGCACGTCGTGGCTCCCGGCGATTTCTCCGATGGTTTCACCCGAGCGCGTCATCGCCCGGTTGAACACCTGTCGAGTAAGACGGTTAGCGGTCGCTTTCTCGATGCTACCGGCGGTCGGCGGATAGACGGCCAGGTCCTCCGTTGCGAACGGAACGATGTCCGGACCTTCGGTCGTGACCTCTTTCGTTTCCTCTTCCCAGTCCCACTCATCGTCGTCTGCGGCGAGATCCTCGACCTCCCCACCGAGCTCATGGTCTTCGAGGATGGGCGGCTTCTTGATCAGCTCCCGCACCCGGCGCTGCGTACGCGACCAGTCGATATAGAGGTTCCACTGTCCCGTCACGTCGCCGGCGATCAAGTCCGCGCGCACGATTTCCTTCAGGTGCGTCGAACGGATGTAATGCTCGAGCAAGCTGATCTGTGCAAAAGGGATGTTGCCGTCGGGGCCCGTGGCGCCGACATGCTTGTGGTTCACCGGGAAGAGCTGCGCGATCGTCCGCTTCACGCGCGCCTTGATGGCGTTGCGCACGGCGGGGATGTAGCACTGGGAATTGCCGGAATATTGCTGGTTCTCGTCCGGCTGCGCGTTGAAGATTGACCAGTATTCCTCACACCGGTCCATCTGCTCTTGCTTGTTCTCGTAGCACTTCGAGAGCTTCGGGTAGAGCTTGGCCGCGCCGACGTAGGCGTCCGAATCAGGCTTGTCGGCCCAGTTCTCCAGCTTTTCCCCCGTCTTCTCAGCATCGAGCGCCCGCGCGTCCAGTGTTTCGACCGCGGGCTTGTCGTCCTGCTTTTTCGGCTTCTTCGGGCGGGCCATGGAAGGATCAGCCGATCACCTTGCCGCGGAGCCTGCGCTCAAGCGACGTACCGGTGCCGCGGTCACGCGGCGTGCGTTTCGGACGATCGTCCGGGTTCGGCTTCTTCGTGGTCTTCTCGGCAAAGAAGTCGCCGACCGGGCGCGACTCGGATCGTGTGCCTTGGAATTCGCGGCGCTTCTTCACGATCACAGACCCGGCTTCGACATCTTTTCGCGCATCGGGCCGCCCGACATGCGTTCGCCGACCTTCTCGGCCTTGCCGTACGCGCCGCCCTGCTGCTTGCCCTTGTAGAAATCCGACGGGCGCTGCGACGGCGCCTTGGGCGTGATTTTGCGATCGACTGCCATGTTCATCTCCGCGGCAAAGTGGTCAGGTAGCTCACACCCTGCGGGTTCACGCCCATGTTCACGCCTTCCGGCAGGACGTCCGCTTGCTGCGAGCAGATCACGTACACGGCCGCTTCGAGTCCCTCGATGAGGGTACGGTGCGGACCAGTCTCGGGGAGCGTATTCCGGTTTCCCGCGCGGTCCACGGGATAGTTGTATCCCCCAGCCATCGCATTGAGCGTGTGCTTCGCCCCTTCGTGGTCGACCTGGAACAGACGTCGAGCCTTGGCCTCGGTGCGGATCAGCGGAGACAGTGCTCCTCGAGCGACGTTCACGTATGCCCCGCGCATCGGGTACATGTTCGCGGTACGAAGTGCAGACACGATCGGCATCCGGTCGGCCTGGTCGAGAACATCGGCTGGCAACCACGTAGTCACTCGAGCTCGCGGGAATGCAGCCCGCACGAGCTGCGTGATGTCGGCTACCGCTTCCTTGGGAGGTACTGGAGAAATCCAGTCCGCGACGACGACCACGCGCTGGCCCTCGACGCAGACCAGAGCCGCGGACGTTTCCGTTCCGTTCGAATTGAACGCCAGCGCGAGGGGATGTTGCTGGCTCGGTTGATACTCAGACACGAGGTTCCACTGCCCGAAGTCGTCGTACACCGGAGAGCCTGAAAACACGCGTTGGAAGTACGCGAGCGCGTTCAGGATGTCTCGCTTACCGCTCGGAAAGTTCAGGATCTCGGCAACCAGCTTCGGATGGGCCCCTTGCCCGCCGACGAGCACGATGTCGCCGGCTTCGAAGAACGGTTGCATGCCCATGATGAACTGGACCTTGTCCCGGTCCTGGGGAGCGGTGAGCGGACGCAAGGCCAGCGTCACGCCGCGGCGAAGCATCTCCGCGCGCATCGGCTGCAGCAGCCATTCGTCGAGCGAGTTCTTCTCGATCGCGACCGCGGCATCGCCATATCGTGCCGACGTCTTGAAGGCGTCGTCGATCACCTCATCCGGCTTCCAGAATTCGCCCGACGACGCATGGACGTAGATCTTCGTCCCCAACCGACTGACCACTACCCGGCCGGACCGGTCGCTCTTCTTGACGTCCGTCGTCCGTGCCGGATCGGTGATGACGACCTTCGGCAACCATGGCGCCGGGTCGACCGCACATTCCCGAATATGATCACTCTCGAACGGCTTGTCCTGCGAGCCGATCGCCATGAGCATGTACTCCTGCATGAAGCCGCGGAGTTGGCCGGCCCGCTCCATCTCGTCGCGCTTCCGGCGTACCCAGTCCATCGGATAGCGCTCCGGCCACATCGCCTCCGTATCGGGATCGTCGATGTCCCCCTTGCAGATCGGATAGCGCCGGCTCGTCCAGTCCGTGTTCTCGCGAAGCCGGGTGATCATGCAGTCCTCGGCTAGCGGCGTCCCGGTGACCCTGATCTTGCCCTTCACCTTGTCCATCGCCGGGATCAGTTCCAGGTACAGCTTGCGCATCGACGCGTCGACCGCCGCCTTGTCCTTGACCCGTTCCTTGTTCTCGATGTCGTCGAGGTATGCCCGATCCGGGCGAATGTCACGCCACTTGAAGCCGCGGAATTCCTCCTCCCATCCGTGAGCCTCGAGCAACACCCCGTTCGAAAGCTCCATCTGGTGCTCGTTCCAGACCCGACCCGACTCCTTCAGACGGCCGAACAGCCCTTGGAGCTTCATGTTACGGGTCGCCTCGAACTTGATCGCCTCGAGGCGCTGGCAAGCCTTCGTATACGTCTCGCCGATGATCAGGCAGTACCCGAAGTTGCCGAAGCACGCCTCGATCAACAGATGCTCTTCCGAAAGGGTCGATTTCGCCCCCTCCCGGAACGCTTCGATCAGCACCCATTCGTCCGCACATCGCCAGAGGTCCATGACCTCGACGTGGAATGCCGGCGATGCCTGCGGATGCCGATGCGGGAACAGCATCGCTGAACCGAGCGCCCGGTCGTCTGAGATCGCCTTTAGCAACGCTCCATTGGTCAGGGCCATGACTTTCCTCCTCGCTGAGGATCATCAATGTTTTTCCCGTGCGCAGATTGGAGAGAGGGTCTGCAAAATTTCGTCACCCCCGTCCGTTGGGGCCTGGGGGGTCCCAGAGTTAGGATTTCGTAAGCATCAGATGAGAATGGATCGCATCTGATGCTGATAATGACCTGTTTCTACTGATAGCACCCATTATGTCAAATTTGTGTGCATCGCACCAACTCAATAAAATCAATGAGTTATGCCGATTCGTCGGTCGAACATCGCCCCGATCATGATGAGTGCACTGCAACATGAAAGGTATTTAATGTGACAGAAAGGCAATTGAATGGATGTGAGCGAGGCAAGAAACGGGTGTTTTTGAGGCATGCAAGACACCCTCTCGCGCCACCTCTCTCTGCATTTCTCTCTTTCCCGCTCTCTGCTCTCTCTGCACGCTGAGCCTTTCCACGCGCGTACGTGCGCGCACGCGAGAGTTCGGTCTATACCGTAGACCAGTTGCTACACTCGAGATTCACCTAGGGGGTTCATCATGACGATGCGCACGTACACGCACCTCTCATGCAGTTGCGGGCACCGCGGCACTCTCGTAGAGAGCGAGAATGACCAGCCGTATTCGGCCGAATGGAGCAGCGTCAAATATGTCGACGAAGATATGACGCAGACTAGACCGGGAGCCCATTCAACATTTGCTGAGGCCGGCAGAAAGTGTCCCGCTTGCGGAAATTGACGTTCGCTCGGGCGTGAATAAAGCCACGCCTCCCTTAATGAACGGGCGCGAAGGCGATCTCGTCGATTCGCGCCTCGTACATCCATTCGTCGCGATCGGCAAACCCGTTTATTTCCGCGCAGTAGTCCGCCATCTGCTCCAGCGTCGGCGGGCTCGATGTCGAGATCGTGGCAAGCAGTGTGCCGTCAGACGTGAAGATGGCGTACGCGATCATATTCAACTCCGGACCGATGGAACGGGCGCAACCTCCCACCCGCTTTTTTAGAAGCGTTGCTAGGTCGCGGCGGGTATATCCGGCTTGGTCGACCTGCTGCGCCTTGGTGCGTTCAGCCATTCCGGTCGGTCCTGGCGGTGCTTGTCCGCCATTCAGCCACGTTTATCGAGCTGGCGCGACACCAGTTGTTCGGGCCTGGGCTAATGGGCCCCCGTCGGCGATTTCTTCTGAGTCGCGCTGCCTATTTGCGACGTCCGCTTCGTTGGCGATCTGGCAGACGCGACACACCCATCTCTTCCCTTTCGCTTCACGCAGCATGGCGACGATGTTCAGTCGCCAGAGGCGCTTGCACTGCGGGCAGATTGAGGATTCGAGGCGCATTCCAGAAAAGAATGCCCGGGCGTGCCGGGCGAATCACCGTAGTGGAGGAGACGTGACCACGTTAGTCCGGTTTCCCGCGCTGAACGATTCCGCACATGATCCGGTGCAGTTCGGCCGGCGTGACCTCGTCGCGATCGGCGGTGATCATGGGCAGCGGCTTTTTCGTCCGAGCGTAGAGCAAAATCACGCCGCGCCTGATACCGCGAGCCCCGCTCGATTTGGCGTAGGAGATGGAGTTGGCGATGTATGTGTAGCCTTCGTCAGTCAGGGCCGTGAGGTATTTCGAGATCGTTCCCCGGGGCACGCCGATCTGCAAACCGAGACTCGCCTGGGTCAGCATGCCCTGCTGCTCGAGCAACTCGCAGATGCGGTGGCCGACGAGATCCGGATTGGACAGGTTGCGCAGCGAGATCATGCTTCCACTCCGACCCAGGACAACATCACCCGATCCAGCTCAGTCGGCTCAGGAACGCGGAACGGAACTGAAACACGCTCCGCGTCGCGCCGCCGGCTCTCCGCGATACGCGCGGACTTCGGCGTGAGCGGCATAATGGCCGGAATCGGCATCTTGGTACGCGCGTAGCGCTTGGGGTTGCCCGACGCAGAAACGAACCCCGCTTCGGCCAACGCATCGAGCTGACGAGCCGTTGCCCGCGGATGGATGCCCCGCACCTCGGCGATCTCGTTGATCGTCATGGCGCCGCGACATTCAAGCAGTTCGCAGATGCACCGCTGCGCCGATCCCTGTCGCTCGATCTGTTTCATGTCTTGGCCGTCCTGCAAATAGACCTTCCTGTCATGGCAAAATCGCAGTTCCACACGCCAAAGCATCAAAGACAGGAGACTTGATAAATGAACTACAACTTGTTTATTACTTATGACCTTCGTGGAGTAAATCGCGACTACTCTGTGATCGAAAAAGCGATAACGTCTCTCGGGGCAGCCGTCCACACCGAACTCTCTGTGTGGTATCTGCGGACGCAATACAATGGAAGAACTATCGCTGACACGCTGTGGAAACAAATGCAGAGCAACGATCGCCTTCTGGTTATCGATGTAACTTCCCAAGACGCATTCTCTTATGGGATATCGGATGTCATGAATCGGATTGCGGCCCTCTGGAATGTCTGAGTAACCATGTAGTAATTCGCGATGGCGGTTGTGTGGACCGCCATCCGTCACATGTGATTCAAAGCAACTCACTCTGCCGTCTCTCGAACCACGATGCTGTACGGCAGATAAACGTACGGCCGGCGACTCTCGCTCGGTCCGAACTGCATGCATTCCCGGTTAAAAAACAGCGCGAGCGACCTGCGCTGCGTTTCGCCGTTCCGCGCCTTCAACAGCGTCAGGAATGCGTCCGGCACGTCGACGCTCTCGTCGTCCTCATCCTTCTGAGCCGACCAGACTGAGAACACGTTGTCCGCGGCGTCCGTGATCTTTCCGCTGCCGCCGACGTCCATCTTCCCGGGACTACGCTTTTCGTCCTGGCCCTTGCGCGGGTGGGCAACGAGGTGCACGTGGACGTTGTACTGGCGTGCGAAGTTGGCAAGCAGTCGCATTGCCTCCTTCTGCGCCGTCATGGCGCCGTGGCCATCCTCCGGGACGTCGGTCATCATCAGGCTGTCGATCACGAAGTGGCGGATCCCGTAGCGCTTGAAGCCGTACGTGAACACCGTGACAAGCCGCTCGATCGCCGCGACGCCGACGAGGTCGAACACCCACATCCGGTCGCGCAACCATGCGCCCATGTGATCGAGATACTCCAGCGCTGGCCGATCGAGGCCGCCCAGTTGCTTCGCGAGCCGCTTGCCCTGCATTTCCGGCCGCATCTCACCGGAGAAGACGCACGCGCGTTCGCCCTGGCACATCAGGCCGATGAGCACTTGGCCAAGCAACAGGGACTTGCCGTGACCGTTGATGCCGGTCCAGACCGTCACCTCGCCCGGGCGAAACTCGAACCAGAGTTCGTTGCGGCCGCAGAACGACAGGTACGGGAAACTCGAGTCTTCGTGCGCCGGGTAGAACATCGATTTGACGTTCGACCAGAAGCGTTCGATTGACTTGAGCTCGTCGGGATCGAATCCCGAAGCCTGATCGCAGCAGCGGCGGAAATCTTCGGCTGTGGCGCCGGACAGCAGGTATTCGTTCGCGTCCTTCGACTCGCCGAAGAACACCACGCGGCAACGCTCGATGCCAAGCCGGTTTGCAACCTCGTGTGCGCCCTTCCGGCCAGCCTCGTCGTTGTCGTAGCAGAGCAGGATCTCGCTGAAGCGCTCGAGCCGTTCCCAGTCGCTGTCGATCCACTGGTGGTTGCCCGCGCCAGCATTCACCGACAGTGCCGGAATCCCTACCTGGTGCAGCGTCATGGCGTCGATCTCGCCCTCGGCGATCGCAACGACGCGCTGGGCCGGGTCGATCAGGTTCCAGCCGAACAGGCACGGCTCAGCGCCGGCCTCCTGCCGCATGTCCTTCTTGTCGGCGATGTTCCGGTACTTGGCGTTGATCAGCTCGCCGCCGCGGAGGTACGGGAAGACGACGTACGTCTTCGGCCCGTTGGTTTGCTCGACGAGCTTGAACGCCTGCACCGTTTCCGGTGCAATGCCTCGACCCGAAAGCCATTCGTCGAGCAACGTAGTCGGCCGCGTAACATTTTGCGGGCGCACGGGACGCTGATATGTCGGTGCCTGGCGCTTCGGCATGTCGTCGCGGACGCCGAGGAACTGCTTCGCCTCGCGCATCGCGTCAGCCACGGACAGCGAACGACACGCGCACCAAAGATCGAGCAGGTCACCCGCCTCGCCGCTGGCGAAATCCTTCCAGACGCCCCGCTTCGCGCCGCCGAGGCACACCGACAGGCTCTGCCCTTTCTCGCCCGCCGTGCTGCCGGATTTCCACTCCTTGCCCGACTTGCGACCGTTCGGCAGCAGGTGCTCGGCGACGGCCGGCGCGCTCTGCGCCATCAGTTCGGCCAGTTCTCGCGCGTTCATGCCGGCGCTCCTTGGCGAACACCGTCGGCCCAGAGGTGCGCCGAACGCTCGCTGCAGCCGGCGTTCGTGGCCTGCCACTGGTACGTGAACCCGGCAGCCTTCCACCACGGAACCGCCGTGCCGCCGTCGAAGAGATCGCCGTCAGCCGGCCGAGGCTTCGCAAATTCCTCGAAGTGCCGGTCACGACCGAAGAACGTCGACGCCTGTTTGACGTACGGCGTGCCGATGTTCCCTGCAGCCTTCATCGCCGCCGCGTAGGCGATCACTGCCGCGACCAGCACGTCTGGATCGATGCCTTCACGGATTCGAGCGTTCCACGCTCGCAGCGCTGCCTGCTTCGAATTCGAGCCTTCACGCTTCGGATACTGCCGCCACGCTTCATCGAACTTTTCGTCGGCGACATCGCGCTTGGCTGACGCGTCAGCCGTACTCTTTGATGTAGTCTCTGTAGTAGTCTTTGTCTTATTAACGACTTGCGCTTTCGCTGCCCCGCGGACTGCGGAATCAGCATCCCCCGAAATGCGCTTTCCGCAGTTCGCGGATTCCAACATCTCGTTCAAACGATCGAGGTCGATGCGGTAGTAGACGCGGTGCTCGAGTCGCTTGTTCGTCTCGACCAGCACACCACGTTCAACGAGCTGCTTGCGGGCGGTCGCCTGTTCGCGATAGGTCATGCCGGTCTCGGCTTCGATTTCCTCGACGGTCTTGTACACGCCAAGTTCGGACGCGGCCTTATCCTGCCAGTAGAAAATCTGGCTGAAGAACAGGACGGCGTTGACGCTGCCGAGGTGCTTCACGAGGCCGGGGTAGTAGGCAACGGGGTGCCCGAGATCGAGCAGGTAATCGGTGGCGGCCATCAGTGCCTCGACAGACGGAAGAAGTCATAGACGCGCTGCGTGTTCTGCAGCGACAAGAGGCCGGCGCCGTAGACCCACATAAGGGCACGTTTGATGATCGTTCTCATCGGCTCAGCCCTCGCGCACGCTCCATTCGAGCGACCTGGGAAGAACTCCGCGCGGAGATCTCGACTTGCATCTCGAGCCAGCGCTGTCGACGCGTGGCCGAATCACACGACTCTTCGATCAAGCGCCCGAGCTCAGCGATTCGCCTTTCTCGCGCCTCGTCACCAGCAACTGACCGATCATGTTTAACGGGTTCCATGCTTACCACCTTTGCCCAAAATCCAATAAGGATTCCTAATTGGCAATAAAAAATCCCCGTGCTTTGGGCGATGGGCTGGTCAGGCCAACGTCTTGCCGAGTGGGCCGGCGCGACTCATCGCCCAAAAAACGGGGCGCCCACTTTCTTTATGTCGATGACCAATCGACGTACATAAGCTAAATCAATTTCCCGTTTTTTTCGCGAACTCTCCGTATGAAGTTCACGAAACAAACGCTGGATTCACCAGCAGACAAGGCAGAGACGCCACCACTGATGCCGAGGAAGTAGTCGCATAGGACCTTGAACGTGGCACATAAACCTTGATGACCTTGTCGACGACGTTCGTGTGCATCTCGGACGGGTATCACGCCGCCTCCCGCCCTTCCTGAGGCGCCGAGACGTAGCCGAGCGGGTCCGCCAGCCACCGGTGCACTTCGGCGTTGCTGTATACCGTGCATTTTTCGGAAAGCCGAATCGGCTTCGGCGCTTTGCCAGCAATGCAGAGTTTGCGCCAGGTCTCCCGACCGATCGGCAGATACGGCGCGATTTGGCGCCACGTCGACAGCCCGATTGCCGGCAGCAACCCCTCCTTCTGCGCGCATTCGTCCCTTTTCATGGTCGCTCCCTATTAACTTTCTTCCCAAGGTTGCCCATTTGCCACTATCATGCCTTCAAAACGAAGGCACGTTAGAAGCATAGCGCGCCTCCAAATTGAAGGCAACTTCATTTTGGAGGCAAATTGGAGTCAAGAGGTCACCATGGCTACCCAAGACGAGTACATCAAGACGGCACTGCGGCTGCCGAGACACCTGCACGCCGACATTTCAGTGAGTGCGGAGAACGCCGGACGATCTATGAACGCCGAGATCATCGAGCGATTGTCGAAAAGCTCAGATATGAGCCATTTGCATCGAGTGATCGAACAACTCACTCAGGTCATGCAGACCGACCGAGAGGGCGAAAAAGTCCGCATTGGTATGGCGATGATGCTGTTTCAGCAAACCGTCTCCGCACTCTGCGAGGCGACGCGGCTCGCCCAAGACAAGAGCGCGACACAAGCGGACATTGAGCGACTACAGCGCGACATTGAGAACGCGCGTGCATCGATGAGGGCAATTCTTCCTATGCAGTGAGGTAGCCTGACTATAGAGCTGATTGGCTATAGTCACGGCCACCCCAAACCTCACGCGCGAAAAATCAAGAGAAAAATGCTGGCAATCGAGCAAGGATTCGATCAAGTCTCGTAGTCTTGGCGCGCGAAGGCAGATTTTGTTTTAGCTTCGTTATTTCGCCCACGTTGCTCGCAGCTAAGAATTGACGCGAGGCTGCCACAAACTCGACAACTGAAGCTAGCTCTTGTCGGATAGATTGCACCGCTTTTGCCTTCTCCGCTACGCGATCGTCGGATAGTAGGTCCACCGACTGTTCGGAAATCTCGCGTAACGGACGGATTACACCCCATTCGAGTATCCGACCAATAGTGTGATATTTCTGTGCCGCCAAGATGCCTTGAATTCTACCGACAGTAGAAATATTGGCATTTTTCCCACGCTGGCCACGAGCTGCTCCGATTGAAGAGTCCGATTCCACGTAAGCGTCAATCTGAGGCCGTCTTGACGATCAGAACTTGACCTCTGAGAGGCGCTGATTCGCGAGCACGAGATCAAAGGCGGCGGGATCGAAGCTGCCGCCACACCACTCGAGGAAGTGGTCGTG